CATTTGTATTTTTGTAGTATACATCATGGTTACCCGGAATAATATCCATTTGCATACCATTATCACGTAGAGGATCTAGAAAGATTCTACGATTATGACCAAGTGCTTTGACTGAGATTTGTTTACGATTATCATAGTAATCACCTAGATGAAGCACCTGAGTAATACCATGTTCTTTACAATATGGAAAGAATGTATCCGTATAAAATCGTGTCTGGTTTTCTAGAAAGATGTCGGCCGAGTTTCTTACATCACAATGTGTATCATTCAGTATTGCTATTTTCATTTCGTGTCAGAGTCCAACTACCATCTTCATTTTGTTGCCATACCAAAGTATCGCCTTCATTCCAATCCATTGCTGCTAGCAATTCATCTGGAAATACAAGGATTAAATCACCATCAGAGTCAACCTGAATCGGTGCCTCATAAACATTATCACTCATTCTAAAAACTCCGTTAAATCAGAATCGGCATGAACTGCACGTTTCTTACGTTTCTTTTCTTCTTTACCAAACTCTTTAATTTTTGTATCCTGATCTTTTACTCGATCAATACGATCACGCAATAAATCAACATAGCTTGTTACTTCTTGTAAGCCTGGCATCTCACCGTCAAATCCTTCAATGAAATCCTCCGGAGAAGCTTTTGCCAGATATTTCATCTTTACATCTTGTTGTTTCTTTTCTTTTGCAATACGCCGAAGAAATGCATACCAAGTAATTTGAGTAAAATATGCAAACGCGTTTGGTTTACCGGTGCGTGTTGCGTGTTCCAGATTGTAATTATATATTGCTTTTAAACAGTTTTCAACCGCATCCATTACCATCTCTTCGCGATATGTATAGCGAATAAAATTATGCTTGTGAGACAAGCCTTCAGCGATACGTAAGAAACACTGTGCAATATAATCAGGAACTACTGGAGGATTATTACCTTTATCCTTTTCCTCATTTACTTTAGTCACATATTCAACAACTGCTTGAGAAAAATCTGCATTATTTACGTAATGCACGCTCTTTTTCTTAGACATGTTATACTCCATTCAATGTATTAACATTATACAACAGATTAATTAAAAAGTACATACATATGTTTCTTTTCTCGAAGAAAGAAATATATATGTACATATTCTAGTTTTTAGTGTATAATAGAGATACACCGCCGGGGTGAAGGAGTATACCAATTAATGTATCTGTATTTCACCATCGGCCGATGAGTCATGTAATATTTCTTCAGCTGCATCATAAATTTCAGGACTTGCAGATAATGCTGATACTTCTTTTACGACGTCATCAAAGTATTCCATTGCTACACTACTTGGTGCAGCCACTGATATCACGTGATCAGAATTAAGTGTCTGCAATTCATTAATGCTATTTTGCATCGCCATCCATGGGTGAAATGTATAATATTTGTAACTAACGTCGTCATCTGCAGATTTTTGTTTTGGTTCAATACGAAGTGCTTTACGGATTACAATATCCCGCGATTGTTCATTGTCCCATTCTACTACTTCGCAAATGACTTCTTCGCCATTAGTTAGCTTGAAATGTTTAATTTCCATCATATCTCCACCTTATATGTTTTATATATGAAGTTCTCAGCTTTATACATTTTTAGTCTTTCATAGGAATGCAATAGAGCAAAGTTTTGTTGGCTGGTACCGTTGGATAAGTCATCCGTGATATCGTACAATTGAGTGACTCGCCCGTCGTCTGATTTACGAAGACCACGCCCGATGGACTGGAGGACTCTGATTTGCGATTTGCTGGGACTAGCGAAGATAATGTTATGAAGGTTACGAATATTAATGCCAGTACTGAAGGTACCCAGTGACGCGACGATGATAGCGTCTGACTGCTTTTCCGTAATCTTTCGTATAGCTTCACGATCTGAAGTTTCTGTTGCTCCAGATACAAAGAAAATTTTTCGATCATTGTGTGCTTTATCTCGAATTAGGTCAAATAGTATTTTACCATGTTTTTCTACAAATTGAAACAGAACAAGTGTATTACCTTTCTGATCAAGTGCTAGGTTACGAATAAACTGATTTCGTTTCTCGTGCCTTACGATATAGTCAATTTCATCTTGGTATGAGCGTTTTCCGAAATCGGCTTTGTCTTTGTATTCAAGGACGAGCCGTTTGATCTCGAGTTTTGCCAGAGTATCATTATCTTGTAAAGTTCGTGTGGTAGTGACTTTATGTACTCTTCCGAATAATCCTTGTAATACGAGTTCATGTGTCTGTGTCCCATCTAATGTTCCGGTTGTACCGAATCTGTATTGTGCTTCGGTGCATTTATTCATAATGGTAGTCAGTGATTTAGATTTAAATCCGTGACACTCATCGCCGATTACCATACCGAACTGCTCAAACCATGGTGCACCTAATTTATATATGCTCTGCCAGGTAGAAACAATAACGGACAAAATAGTGTCCTTATCTTTACCAGAATAGATTTTATGGACATTATCTTGTCCGAAACCGTAATCAATAAAATCATTGGTCATTTGCTCTACAAGAGATGTTGTAGGTACAATAATTAAAACCTTCTGGCCTTCAGCTGCTAATTGACTTAAATAATAACGCATTAATACATAGATTATAAGTGACTTACCAGAACCTGTTGGTGAGAGTAGGATTGCACGGTTTCGTTCTAATCCTTTACACACCGCATCAAACTGATAGTCACGAATCTCATAAGGAAGATGAATACTATGAACGAACTCCATTATCTCTTGTGGATTTATCTTGGTGTAATTAGCAGCATTGTCAGGGTAACCATATTCAGTTCTTTCTGTATCTATGGTATAGCCACGTTGTCCAGCAAATTTCTCGAGGTGCTCGATGAGTCCAGCGGGTAATGTATTATTTCTTATATTGAATAAACGAATCTTACCATCCCACAGCTTATTCCGAAACGCGGGCATGAACTTATAACCAGGAACATAGAACGAAAAAAACTCGTTCAATTCCTGACCAGTACCAAATTCACAGTCGATTTGCAATTCGCTGTGACTTAGTTTCCTGACTCGAATTGTCTCCAACGGATCATGTTCCCTATTGTTTGATGTCGCCATTTAATATTATCTACAATATCTATTAGAGTATCTCTAATAGTTTTCCAGTATTCAATGAGCTCTTCTGATTTTTGGATTTCCGGATCTGAATCGTAATAGTGATCCATCTCACCTTTCATTACTTTTAATCCGTTAAATGGGTCTGGATCCCAGCCTTTTTCTTCTAATTCTTCCTGAGACATTTTGCCATTATAGTATAGCCACTTTTCTTTGAGTAAACTTTTTTGCTTAAGCTCAGCTCTTTTAAACTGTAGCTTAGCCTCTGTTAAAAGTCTTAGATATTTTGCATGCAAGTTTGGGGTTTCACGTGAAACATCATCTAATTTCATTCCATCAATTTTACAATCTTGCTCCCACATAGTGAGAACAGTATTCAAGTCAATCATTATTACCTCATTATGTACGTGTTATCGTGAACGAATCAGTAATCGCTCCTGTGCTACTTATACTCCTTAATTCGAAGTATGTGAATCTGAAACTTGCTGCAAATGTAATGAATGTGTCACCTGTTGATGTTGATTCAAATTGAATATCACCTAATGCAGTTGGAACACAATCATGGTATTGAATTTGTTTTGTTGTATTATTATGGCTTGATAAAATATGTAGTGTGATATCTGCAAATGTTGGTGCATCAGTAGCGGTTCTATTTAACGCACTTCTTTGATTTGTATCTAACAGTCTACGAATCCAACTATACATTTCTGTATAGCCTTCCATATCTTCATCTAGAATGATATTTGCTGATAATTCATTGAATGTCAATGTGTCACCTGGCATTGGAACGCCAGCAAGCTTTCTAAATGGTACTTCAACCGAACTCATTAGCATTCCTGGATGAGTTACAGATTGACAGAAGAATTCTAGGTTTGGATAATTCTTACGATCAAGCACCAATTTAAAACTGGTGGGTTGAAGATAATTTATGTTCTGAGTTAAATCTGCCATACTTTTATTTATACCTAAAAGAAGGGCCACCCGAAGGTGGCCCACAATAACTAAAGGAGAAACATAGTTATTATTTTAGACTACTTATGCTTACGCTAAGATATTATCTACGCGGAAGATTCTGTAGTATTGGTTAGTCTTGACTGCAGCAAGACCGTCAGCTGGCGTTGAACCAACAAATGGGTTTGAAGCCATACCGTAACGTGTTTTGAAGCCAATCTTAGGCTGGAACGTATCTTCTCCAACCGCACGAACCATTGTGAGTGGTACGTATGGGCAATAGAAAAGACCAGCGTCATATGGGTTAGTACCCTTATAGCCAACAGTTACATAGTCTGTTGATGCATATGGGTCGATGTAGACACGAGTACGTCCGTTAAGAACGCCAGCAAATGTGTTACCAGTGTCATCAACATTCAAGTTAGTTGACATAGCTGGTGAGTAGTCGAGCATACCAGAAGCAGCAAGTGCTGAAGCAACGTCAGAAGAACAAACAACGAAGTTGCCCTTACCGCGACGAGTTTCTTTAGCGATTGTATTAGCTTCTCTTTCGAGTTGTACAATCAAGCCCTTGAACTTCTCAACTGACCAACGACCATCAGCATCTGTTGACAAATCAAAGATACCGTTAACGGCAGTGTTATCAGTAGAAGCACCAGTCTTAGCTTGTGAGTTAATAGTACGGATAACTTCACGGTTGATTTCAGCCAAGATTTCAGTAGACAGAATGTTAGCAAGTTCTGTCTCAGCATCCAAACCATGGATTGCTTTCAAATCTTGTGCCAATTCCAAGCTGTACTCAGCTTTCAAAGCACGTGACTTAGCAGTAACAGTTGCTTTCTCGATAGTGAAACCCATTTCTCCGAATGAAGAACCACCGCTTGAGCCAAGAGCTTCTCCATCAGCTGTAGGCATACCACCAGCAAAGATGTCGGTAAGACGAGCATCATCTGCAGTTGAGTCAGAGTCAAGGTTAGTAACGTTCAGACCTGAAGCATTGTCAGAGTCATGAGTTGCTGAAGAATCACCTGAGAACTGAGTTTCTGCTTCGTTGAAGAGAGCTTCACGGTTAGCAGTATCACCACCAGCGTAGCGAGCCTTCATAGCGAAGATCAAGCCAGTAGGACCAGTCATTGGCTGAACACCACATACGTCATATGCCATCAAGTTAGGCATAGCACGACGAACAAGTGCAATCAGAACTGGGTTCCAGTTTGCAGCAGAAGTAGTGTTGTTACCAGGCGCCGCTTCCGCTAGCATGCCAGAGTTTTGAGCAGCTTCTTCTTGGAACGCACGCTCTTGGTTTTCGAGAATTGCAGCCGTAACAGCTTTACGGTGCGCGTCTTGGATCTTGCCAGCCGCCTCGTTTTCGAGGACTGGAGACCACTTTTCGATCAAACGATCATATGATTCCATTTTGGAACTCCTTACTTTTTATTTTGTTTTCTGAAGAGCTTTCAGGTACATATCCATTGCACCAGAAGTAACTACAGGTGAATCACCTGTTTCTTCTGTAGCAACAAATTCTGCTTCCTTAGACTCAGTAACTTCTTGCTTGAAGTATGATTCTTTGACAGTAGCTACTTTCTGTGCGAAAGTTTCTTCGTCTTCAAAATCAACATCTTCAACAAGTGATGCAAGCTTTTCTCTCTGAGTTTCAGCTAGATCACGAGAGTGCTCACGAATAATCGCGTCACGCTTGTAACCTTCTAACTCTTCAGATAGCTCGATAGCTTTAGCAGTTGTAGCATTTAGAGACTCTTCGAGTTCTTCAACTGTATCTGCCAAATCATCAACTAGGTCGACCTTAGACTCTGGTACGTCGATGTAAGACTCTTCAAACAGACCCTTCAGGCCATTCATGAAGTTCTCAGCAATCTCAGCACGAAGTCCAGCTTGGATAGCGACTTTGTTGTCTTCCATCCACTGTTCAACTACGTAGTTGAGGTATGAGTCAACATTCTCGACAAGCTCAGTCTTAGTAGTCATGACTTCTTCAGCCAATTCTTCTTCGTACTTAGCTTCAAGGCGATCGATCTCTTCAGCAAGCTTAGACTTAATAGCTGCTTCAAAGATTGTTTCTGCCTTCGACTTAAACTCTTCCGACAAAGTAGCTTCGTCAGAAATCAACGCGTTTAGGTCGTCAGAGAAGTCTGCTTGGTACTGAATTTCAGTAGATGTTTCTGCGATTGAAAGATCTTCTGCTTCCAAATCTTCAGACATAAGCTTAGAGAGAACTCCTGAAAGTTGTTCTTTCTTCATGCCAGAAAGTTTTGTGTATGCAGCGTTGATCATGCCAGCTTTAGTCTTTGGCATTGGGTCGCCTTTAGTGGCCGCCCCACCAGGAACTTTAGCTTGGCTTGTAGCGCCAGCGGCTTTAGCAACAGAATCGACCGAAGCCTTCTCTGTTTCTACACCGTCTTTTGCCTCAGATACTTCTTCAGCATCGCCTTCTGCTTCGGATTCGTCGTGAGCTTCATGTTCCTCTTCAGGATCAAGATCCACAACCATTTCTTCAACAGATTCGAT